AGCTCAAACGTAGAGATTCCGGGGTAAGCCATGAGAACTGGGACAACGATTTCAGGTGGACTGTTGGTGCGCTCTGACAATGAGCTAACCCGATCCGAGAAGATCGCCAATCTCCTAGCAAACGCTGACCCGTCAGCCCGTGCAGGGATGATCCAGTCTTATCGAAACAACCCGAATATTCCTGCTGATTTGCTTGCCGAAGGGCTAGACCTTGCCAAATCGCTTGGCGTATCAACGGAGCCGCAAATGGCCACACAAGCACAGATCACTGATCTCTATCGCCAGTATCTTGGGCGAGAGCCTGATGCGGCAGGACTGAAGTTCTACTCAAATCCTGACTTCAGTCTTGATCTGATCCGAAGCGACATCGCAAACAGTGCAGAGGCGCAATCGTATGCACAAGCGCAGGCGGTAGCAGCACAAAGGCAAGCCGAGATTGATGCCCGTGAAGCCGCCGCCACCGCTGGTGCAGGGGTTGGTGCCCCGACTGGTGTTACGCCCACATCAAATCTTCTTCCTGCTGACATAGCTTGGTTGTCTCAAGGGAAGGGGATGTTCGGGAATCCGCTTTATTACGATCCGACTTCCCCGATCACTTTGGCGTTGCAGGCAGGTATTGGTGTTCCTGGCACTGATTTCCTTGTAAGTGCCGCATCCAATGCTCTTGGATTGACTGAGGCGTCAATGATCGCCCAAGATGCCAAGTCGCTTGCTAATGCTGGGCTTACTGAAGACCAAATCATTAGCACGTTGCAGGCAAGCGGAGTTCCGTCTAGCGCCGCTGTTCAGGCCGCTGGTGATGCCGCATCAGGCGCATCAACATTCGATATTGCTCAGAACATCTCTGGAACAACGTATAAGGGTGGAACAACCGCTGCGACTTCGTTGCCGTCAGTCCCTGCTTCAACGGGAGCGACAAGCGGCGTTACTGGGACTCCTGTTCAGGTCACGGGAACTGGTGGTTTATTGACCACCCCGGCCGCATCTGCTGTAACGGGTGCAACGGGTTTGCTTGGTGCAATCCAGCCGTCAGAAGGCGGACAAGTTCAAGTAACTGGAACAACTCAACCCGCGACAACCGGATTGCTTGGTGGCACTAGCTCAGTTGCTCCTGCTGTTACTGCTGGAGCGACAACCGGAACAGAAGGAACCCAGACAGTCAATCTTCAGGCAAAGCGTATTGCTGACGTAAACAGCCTGTATCAGACGATTCTTGGACGAGTTCCTGATGCTGCTGGACTTGCGTTCTACAGCAATCCTGATTTCACGCTTGATCAGATTGAGGCCGATCTCCGCAACTCTGCTGAGGCGAAAAATCGCGTCAATGTCACAGGATCAACCGCAACAACTGGCGGGACTAGTGGCGTAACCAGCGCCGTCACCGGAGCGACAACCGCAGGAACTGGGGCAACTCAAACTGTACCCGTTGAGGATCGAACAGTTCCCAAAGAAACATCGTCAGTGCTGACCCCGGTTTCTACAGGTGTAGTGACGACTCCTCGAGGCGAAGTTCCTGTCACCACCTACAACGTCCCAACGACTCAGACAACGATCACAAATAACCCATCGATTTCTCTGTTGGATCAGGCAACGATAGCTGCATTGCTTGCTGGTGTTGGAGGACTTCTCAACCAAGATGGAGAAACAACCCCAACGGTCTCGCAGGATTACATCAACAGCATCATCAACGCTCCAAGGCCGACTTATGGCACGGCACCGTTTGTTCCGGGTGTGATGCCTGGAGTCATTCCTGGAGTCATGCCTGGTACGCCATCCAACGTCTACGCCCCGTTTGGTGGCTCGATGGGATATGGCGCAGGACGATTCGGAGCAACGGTTCAGCCGTTCGCACTTCCTGGTGGACTTCTCGGAACGATGGGTCGGCCTGCAACTCCTAGCGGAACGTCACTTCTGTGAATAAGTCAGAACGCGCTCGGACACTGATCGGTGATGAATGGTTCACTGGGGAAATAGACTGGATTCGATCAAGTCTTATCAGTGTTATCACCAACTCAGACGAGACAGATATTGACATTCGAGAGAGAGCCTATTTGAAACTTCGCTTACTTGATGAAATAATGGGGCACTTTTCCTCAATAGCTTCTGAAGATCAATTGATCAAGAAGCGGTGGAAAATCCTCTGATGCGAGTCTGACGCTTTCAGACAGAACTGAGGAACGAAATGGCTGAGAACATGGCCCCGGAATCCGGGAATGTCTCAATGACGGTGAATGAAGCCGCAGGTGCGTTTTTGGGACTGATGGAGCCAACGGAAGCTGAACAAGCCGCCCCGGAAGCTCAAGACGAACCAGAACAAATCGAGGCGTCTGAACCTGAAGAAGTCGAGACCGAAGAAGCGCAGGAAGAAACCGCCCCGCAGCGATTCCGAGTGAAAGCCGCTGGTGAGGAACGGGAAGTCACCTTCGAGGAATTGGTTGATGGCTATCAGAAGGGGCTGGACTACACCAAGAAATCACAGACTCTTGCCGAGCAGCGTAAAGCTGTCGAAGCGGAGAGGCTGGCCGTAGATCAGGCCAAGCAAGCGCGGGATGCCTACGCGCAACGGCTGAATCTGATTGAAGAGTTCATCAGTAAACAAGACACCGGGGAAAACCTCGAGGCGCTAAAAGAGGTTGACCCCATTGGTTACGCCGTCAAGGTAGCCGAGCGCACAGAGCGCGAGAAGCAGCTTGCGATGGTTCAGGCCGAGAAGCAGCGGATTGCTCAACAGCAAAACGCCGAGCGACAAGCCGAACTAGCCCAAGCCGTTCAGCGTGAAGCGCAGCGACTTGCGGAGGTGATTCCCGATTTCGGACACCCTGAAAAGAGTACCGAGGTCAAGAAGATGGTTCGGGAGTTTGCCAAGTCCATCGGTTTTTCCGATCAGGAGTTGTCAAACGCTTACGATTCCCGAGCCGTTCAGGTTCTGTATATGGCCGCGCAATACGCGAAGTTGCAGAATCAGAAGCCTCAAGTGACCAAGAAAGTAAGCGAAGCGCCGAAAATGCTTCGTCCAGGCACGGCGGCAACCCAAAAGGTTGCAGCAGACGAGAATATCAAAAACGCCCATTCGCGGCTGAGGAAGTCTGGAAAAGTCTCCGACGCTGCTGCACTTTTTGAACGTCTACTCTAAGGAAAGATCATGACCCAATTCCGTACCTATGCCGCCGTTGGTCTGCGCGAAGACCTGAGCGACATCATCTATAACATCTCCCCCACCGATACGCCTTTCATGTCCTCTGTGGGCAAGACCAAGGCGACTGCCGTCTATCACGAGTGGCAGACTGACTCGCTGGCCGCTGCTGCTGCAAACGCCGCCGTTGAAGGTGCTGATGCGTCCACCGCGACTCTCAGCCCGACGACTCGCGTTGGCAACCGCACCCAGATCAGCCAGAAGACTGTCGGCGTGACCGGCACCCTGCAGGCTGTTGACAAGGCAGGCCGCAAGTCGGAACTGGCCTATCAACTGTCGAAGGCTTCGAGCGAGATCAAGCGCGACATGGAGTTCACCTTCCTGAACAACACCGTTCAGAGCAACGGCTCGGCTGGTTCGACTGCCCGTGTTCTGGGTGGTCTTCAGACCTGGTTGGCAACGAACGGCGACTTCGGTTCGGGTGGCTCTGCTGGTGCTTCGGGCACGACTGCTCGTACCAACGGCACGAACCGCACCTTCACGGAAGACATCCTGAAGACGGTTGTGAAGGAAGTGTTCGAGTCCGGCGGTTCCCCGAAGGTGCTGATGGTCACGCCCGCTCACAAGCAGACCGTCTCCGCTTTTGCCGGTATCGCTGCACAGCGCTATATGGCTCCGTCGGATGCCCCGACGACCATCATTGGCGCTGCCGACATCTACCTTAATGCTGGGGTCACCGTTCACTAAAGTGACGGAAGTAAACTAGGTGAATTCGGTGAAACTCTCAATCAGCCAACCGACTGGTGGAGACAATACCGAGCCAAGCCCGGAAACGGGAAGGTGTAACGACTAGAGGGAAACCTCGTAGAGCCAAGCGGCTCGAAGTGCCTAGCCCCTAACAGGTAAAGCTGAGGGTGAAGAGATAGTCTGATCTGTATGGCGACATACAGCAGCCAGAGATGGCGGGTAGGAAGTAGCGAATCCTACTGAACATTTTGGAGCGATTTCGGTTCGATGAGCGTTGTGCCCAACCGCTTCATGCTGTCGGGCAACTCCGCAAACGAAGTGGCCTTCGTGCTTGACCCCGAGTACGCTGCTGTGGCGTATCTGCGTCCCTTCCAGACCATTGAACTGGCGAAGAACGGTGACGCTGACCGCACCCAGTTGCTGGTGGAATACACGCTAGAGGTGAAAAATGAAAGTGCACACGGCATCTGCGCCGACCTTTCTTAAGCCGAGTTATCGGTGACAACCAAGGGGGCCGGGGAAACTCAGCCCCCTTTTTCACATGAACATCAACGACATTGCCAAGAACACCAAGGTAGTCCAACGCAGGGCGCATTCCACTGATGATGGTGGAATCGTTATCGAGAGTGCTCAGGATGTGGGTGGAATCATTGAGTCCAACCGCAAGCAGTTCAACGCATTCGATGAACGCGCTCGGTGGAGTGATCACCTTTTGGGTAATAAGGTCGCTTCAGTGCCGATGGCGGTGATTGACGAACTCAACAGGCTTGGCATCATGCGTGGATTCCATGTGGTTGATCAGTCTCGATTCCGTGACTTTTTGAACCATCCTGACAATCGCGCCTGGCGCACCCGTCCGGGGAGGATTTGATGGCCATCGCTACCTACTCAGACCTCAAGACCGCTGTTGCCGACTATCTGGCGCGGTCTGATCTGACCACCAAGATTCCTGACTTCATCACATTCGCAGAGAACCGTCTTCGTCGGGATTTGCGGATTCGTCAGATGCTCAAGCTGGTCAATGGCGTCACCACGGCTGGTGATGCAACATTTTCAATACCAGCCGACTTCCTGGAGATGCGTGATATTCATCTGAACACGACTCCGAATCGGACTCTGGAGTACCTTGCTCCGAACATCTTTTACCGCAACGCAGACGCGACGACGACTGGAGTTCCAAGCAAGTACACGCTTCTTGCAGGCGATTTCCAGTTCGCCAAAATTCCTGACGACGCCTACAACCTTCGGATGCTGTACTACGCAGCGCCCACTTATCTGAGCGATTCCAACACGTCAAACGTATTCCTGGCCAACTGCTCAGATGCATTGCTCTACGCCTCTCTTGGAGAGGCAGAGCCGTACATCATGAATGATGAGCGACTGGCGACTTGGGCGGCTCTCTATCAGAGGGCAATCGACTCTATCAATACCTCAGATGATCGGGGAGAATACGCTGGTGTTCCCCTGACGATGACACTTGCACGGAGATAACAATGTCCGAATTCAGCAACTATCTTGAGAATGCGCTTGTCAACGCAGTTCTCCGAGCCACTTCCTACACCAGTCCGACGACGGTCTATGTGGCGCTCTACACCACAGACCCGACTGATGCAGACACCGGAACCGAGGTAAGTGGAAACGCTTATGCTCGTCAATCGGTGACGTTCTCTGCCCCGTCAAACGGCGCGACCTCGAACTCGGCTGCGGTGGAGTTTCCACAAGCCACGGGTTCGTGGGGAACGGTGGCCTATATCGGTCTTCGGGATGCGTCTACTGGTGGGAATCTGCTGTTCCACACGCCGCTAGATGCTTCTAAAACCATCGCCACGGGTGATGTGTTCCGCATCGCTGCTGGGTCGCTGACAGTCACGTTGACGTAATGGCCGATCTGCTCCCGCCGTGGACAATAGACTCCCTTGATAACCTCAAGGCGAGTCTAGATGATCTGACGCTGACGCTTGATTCTCCGCTTTACGAGACAAGCGTTACACGGTGGGATGCATACGGATCAGTCTCTGCAAGTGCGAGTGTCACAGCAGACGGGACAAGGGTTCAGTTTGCTGCGGCATCCATAACCGCCAGTGCATCGGCAACGGCAGACGGCACTCGAGTCCAATTCGGATCGGGTGCGATAGACGCATCGGCGGCGGTCACCGCAAGTGCCCAAATCGTCAAGGACGCATCAGCGCAGATCACCGCATCTGCGACTGTCACGGCTCTTGGTGGGCTGGTTATCGATGGAGTTGCCCAGGTTTCGGGATCAGCTTCTGTTACTTGTTCTGCATCTCCGATATTTGCTGGTGTTGCTGCGATTGATGCGTCAGCGAGTGTCTCGGCGTCTGGCCAGATCGTTCTTGGTGGGTCTGCTGCGATCACGGCAAGTGCTGCGGTTAGTGCGGCAGGAATCATCGTCAAGGACGCATCGGCACAGATTTCCGGTGTCGCAACAGTCACTGCCAACGGTGGACTTGTCGCAAGCGCTCAAGCGCAAGTGACCGCATCTGCTGAGGTGTCTTGTTATGCGAATGCAACCTTCTCTGCTTTTGCGTCTGTTTCAGGAGTGGCGACTGTCACTTGTGACGGATCGAAGCAAGGCCAAGAGTGGAGTGATGTGGTGGTTCCCGTTGATACGTGGACGGTTGTCACCGACGTTGAGACATCCTGGACGGTTGTGGCCAACGACGAGACCGCATGGACTGATGTAACAGACACCGCCACGAGTTGGACTCCTGTGGCCGCTGGTGGTGGAACATGGTCGAGGGTTTGATATGCCTGAACAAAGAATTCAATTCGGAGAATGGCTCCCCGATCAACCGGGATTGAGTGGCGCTCTCCAGGCCGCATACAACGTCTATCCGCAGCAAGTTGGATATGGGCCTATCCCTTCTCTTGCTGATTACTCAAACTCAGCCTCTGAGAACCTGACTCGTGTCTATTCGGGCAAGATCAGCAGCGCATCAACGATGTTCGCTGGTGGTGCGTCAAAGTTGTTTAAGTTTGACTCGACAAACCGCAATCTGAATGATGTGTCCAAAGTCGGTGGATACACAAGTGGAGCGTGGAGTTTTGCTCAGTTCGGTGATGTGATCCTCGCCGCGAACGGCGCAGAGAAGATTCAAGCCTGGACGCTTGGAACCTCGACTGCTTTTGCTGATGTTGCTGCTGCGGCCCCAGTTGCAAAGTATGTGACCGTCGTCCGTGACTTTGTTGTCGGGGCGAACGTAACTTCTTACCCGAACCGTGTTCAATGGTCTGACATCAACAATGAGACCAATTGGACTTCTGGCGTAACGTCCCAAGCAGACTATCAGGACATTCCTGATGGCGGTGACATTCAAGGAATCACTGGTGGAGAGTTCGGTCTTGTCCTTCTAGAGAAGGCAATCGCTCGGATGAGCTACATCGGCTCTCCATTGTTTTTCCAGTTTGACACCATCTCGCGTGAGATTGGATGTTACGAGCCTGGTTCGGTCTGTCAGTACGGGAACATTACGTTCTTCCTGTCTGATGACGGGTTCTATATGTGTGACGGTCAAAGAGTCACACCCATCGGGGCTGAGAAGGTTGATCGATGGTTCTGGGACGATCTGTCGCCTGCGTACACGAAATTCAGCGCAGCGGTTGACCCCGTCAAAAAGGTGGTGATCTGGTGCTATCAGAACACCAATGCGGGTTATTCGCTCTTGGTCTACAACTGGCAATTGAATCGCTGGTCTTACGGTGCTACGGCTGCTTCGTACATCTCATCGGCAGCAACGGCTGCGGTGACGCTTGAGGGCCTTGATCTGTACTCTGCGTCTATCGATGCGCTTACCGTGTCCCTTGATGCTCGGCAATGGTTGGGTGGAAAGCTCGTGTTCGCGGGTGTGAGGGATGCCAAGATCGTGACCTTTGAGGGAACTCCCATGTCTGCATTCATTGAGACTGGAGACCTGACCTCAAGTGCAAGCCTGATCACATTGGCTCGGCCTCAAATCGACAACGGATCGGCTACTGTGGCGGTTGCATCGCGGGAGATGTTGGACGACACGATCTCGTACTCAACTGCGGTGGCCGCGAGTGATGAAAACCGCGTCGCTCTGAGAAGCTCTGGCAAGTACCATCGGATCAAGGTAGTCCCAACGGGGAACTGGACGACGATGGCAGCGGTTGATGTGAACATCGTTCCTAGGGGCCGTCGATGATGTTCCGTGTTCTTCCTCCATTCGGTGCCGATCCTCGCGGCATTTCGGAGGTAGTGAATGGTCTGATGAATGGCAAGTCCAACAACACCGGGACTATCACTCTAGCCACGGGTGGCGCACTCACTACGACTCTCTACGACGAGAGAATCAGTCCTGACACGAAGATCATTCTGATCCCGTTCTCTGCTGCGGCTTATGCCGATCAGATTCCGTTCGGAGGATTCCAGGACACCACCGATCAGACGGCTGCATCGACGACAACCGCTTACGCGATCACCTACAACACCACGGATTTCTCCAATGGTGTGACGCTTTCGAATAGTTCCCGGATCAATTTCAAAAACGCCGGGACTTACAACATCCAGTTCTCAATCCAGTTTCAGAACACCGACACGCAGATTCACGACGTGGATGTTTGGTTCAGGAAGAACGGATCAGACATTGCTGGAAGTAACAGTCAGTTCTCCATCCCGAACTCTCATGGAGGGACGCCTGGACATCTGATCGCGGCGCTGAACTTCTTTGTCTCTGTGGCGGCGAATGACTACATCGAATTGATGTGGGCTACCACTAACACAGCGGTGACGATTGAGCAAATTCCTGCACAGACAAGCCCAACCAGGCCAGCGACTCCAAGTGTGATCGTCACGGTTTCATGTGTCTCAATGGCGAGCATCGCAAATGTGTACGTTTCATCGCAGACTCAGGGATCGGCAACTATCAGCCATTTCGCTAATTCCACCGCCGATAAGACCTTTGCTTATGTGCTGGTGGGATGATGGAAGTCCGATTGATTTCCCCGAACGATCTGCGACAATGGTGGCGATTCGTCAGACCGGGACTCGAGCAGATTCTGCACAAGACACCGGAGGGATGGATTCCCGAGGATGTGTACGCTGATTGTCTTGCCGGGAAGTCCATGCTCTGGGTCGGTCTGTCTGACGCAAGGCCAGTCGGGTTCATGGTTCTCCAGCCCCGAGACGACGCACTCCATGTGTGGTGCGCGTACCTTTCCGAAGTCGGACACTTCGACGCAGGCTGGCAGCATCTTATGAACATTGCTCAACGTGGTGCAAGGCGCATCACATTTGAATCTTGGCGTCCTGGTTGGGCACGAAAAGCCAAGCAACTAGGATTTAAGCCCCGTTCGTGGGCATTGGAGGTCTAAATGGGTGGTTCTACTCGCACGCAAACGACGACGAACGAACTCGATCCCGCAGTCCGTCCGTATGTTCAATATGGACTGGGTGAGGCTCAGAGGCTCTACACCACTGAAACCCCTGAGTATTACCCCGGACAGACCTATGTCGGGCCGTCCGCACAGACTCAGCAGGCTCTAGGAGCGCTTCAACAACGAGCAGTGATGGGTTCTCCTCTTCTGCCAGGCGCTCAACAGCAGGCTCTGAACACGATTCAAGGCCAATATCTAGGTGGAAACCCTTTCTTTCAGGGTGCATTCCAACCTGCTGCTCAGGCCGCACAGCAATCTTTTTATGACGCGATGCAGGGCATTTCTTCCCAAGCATCTCGCGCAGGACGGTACGGCTCAGGAGCGATGGGTCAGCTTCAGGATCGGGCAACTGGTCAATTGGCTCAGACGCTTGCGAACACCGCAGGACAGTTGGCGTATCAGAACTACGAAGCTGAACGTGCTCGACAGCAGGCCATGATCGGTGGTGCGCCAGCATTGGCGGCTGCGGACTACGGTGATATTCAGCAATTGATGGGTGCAGGCCAGACCGCAGAAGGCTATCAACAAGCCGCGCTTCAGGCTGATATCAACCGATTCAACTTCCTCCAGGGTCTGCCACAGGCTCAACTCCAGAACTATCTGGCGGCGGTTCAGGGTTCTCCACGGGGATCGGTGCAGACGACTCCTGTTTACTACAACCGAGCTTCTGGGGCATTGGGTGGCGCACTAGCCGGGGGACAGATGTTTGGCCCAGTTGGTGCAGCTGGTGGTGCTTTGCTTGGACTTTTGGGTGGGTGATATGAATGAACTCTTTGCTCAACTTTTTGGTCAGCAGCCGGGATACGCTACTGCTTTATTGGGAGAAGATGAAGCGGCTCGTCTTCAAAGGCAAGCCCAACAGCAAGGACTCCTGAATGTAGGGCTTTCCCTACTCGCAGGGTCTGGCCCCAGCCCTCAGCGCAGGGGAATTGGTCAGCTACTCGCTCAAGGCGTGGCGGCAGGCCAGCAAGCCTACCAAGGCGCATACGACAAGGCTGTCCGTGATCGGATGCTTCAAGAGCAGATCATGGAGCGCCAACAGGCTCGTCTTGAGCAGCAGATGGCCCAGCAGATTCTTCCTCAGATTTATCGTCCTGGCGCTGCTATGCCGACCTTCTATGGTCAGCAAACGCAAATGCCGCTTCGTGATGATGAAGGCAATTTGATGCCCGGCGCTGGTATGACGATTGGGCAACCTCAGATTGACATGGCTGCGCTTCAGCAGCTTCTTGCTCGTGCGCCTGGTGTGGCGATGAAGGTGATCCCGGCGATTGAAAATATCCGTAAGTTGACCGCTCCCGAGCGCATCAAGTTGGGTGCTGAGGAATCTTTGACAGAGATCACTCCTGAAGGTGAAGCTCGTTTGGTAGCCCGAGGCGTTGGCAAACCAAAAGAACAGAAATTCACAGACATTGATGCAGGAAACGTCATCATCCGTTATCAAGACGGTGTAGAGATTGGTCGCATTCCAAAGGGTCTCGCACCAGAACGCCCAGTCTCTCTTCAGCCTATTGAGACTGAGGGTGGTTACATTGTTTTTAATCCTCGTACTGGGAAGATGGAGCCTCTCATGCAGGACGGTCAGCCTGTTATGGGTAAGGGCATAAAACCAACGACAGATGAAACAAATGCAGCCGGGTTTGCTTCTCGCATGGTTTTGGCATCAAGCGTACTTTCTAAAACAAGTGGATCAGAGCGTCCTGGATATGTTGAATCAATCACAAAAGCCATTCCGCTGATTGGAGACAAAATTCCAGCCGTTATTCCTGACAAAGTTGGTGGCTTGTCTCCTGACCGTCAAAGATACTTGCAAGCAGCAAACAACTGGATTCGTGCAAACCTTCGCAAAGAATCGGGAGCTGCGATTGGTGTTGATGAGTGGGCTGAAGAGTACAAAAACTACTTCCCACAAGTTGGCGATAGTGAGGACACTATTCGTCAAAAAGAGCAGTTCCGAAGAGTTGTCACTAACAACATGATTCGCGCTGGTGGCAAGTCATTCAAGATACCCGATCAATTAGGCGACGAAGAAGACTTGTACAAGAAGTACGGTTTGACAAAGCGTTAAGGAGCAAATATGTCTCAGAACGTCGAACGTGTTAGCGGCAATCTTCGCAAGATGATTGAGGCCGGTGCTCCTGAAGATGACATCACCAACTATCTAAGGCAAGAAGGATTCAACAGAGATACATTCGTTCGTGCTGTTGATCTGTCAAAGAAAGCAGGTGGAAGAACGGCAGAGTTTGGGTTTGGTCGCGCACTTGCTCAAGGTCTTACCTTCGGGGCCGCTGATGAGCTTGAAGCTCGGGCTAGAGCATTGGCTGGGCAGGGGACTTACGAAGAGAACCTTGCCGCTCTGAATATCGCAAAACAAAAGTACGAGCAAGAGTCCCCTGTCGCGTCAACGGTTGGTCAGTTGGTTGGTGGTCTTCCGTATGCTTTTGTTCCTTTCTTGGGGCAGGCTCGACTAGCTCAAATGGCTACCCAGGCCGGACGTGCTGGTAGGGCTGCATCAACAATTGCCCCGTCTGTCGTTGCAGGAACCACTACTGGTGCTTTGACTGCTGCTGGAGAAGCTGATCCGGGTCAGCGATTGGCTGCTGCGACTGGTGGTGCAACGACTGGCGGCATTGTTGGTGCTGTTGCGCCTGGAGCCACAAAGGTCGCGGGTGCTATTGGCGGGAAGGTTGTTGATGTAACGAGTGGAATCCCTGGCGTACAGCGAGCAGGGCAAGCAATTGGAGCGGCTACTGGACAAACAATTGATGCTGCTAAACGAGCGCAGGAAAAGCTGTTAGAGGCGATCTATCGAGACCAAGGCACTCCAGGATCGCTTGCGATGGATATTTTCCGTTCACGCGCCAGCGGCAAACCTCTTGGGATCGTTGATGTTGGCGGCGAGAATGTTCGCTCTCTAGGCGACATTGTGCAGAAGTATCCTGGAACAACTCGACAGGCTGCTCGATTGGCGCTTGAGGAGCGTGGTGCGGAACAGGCACAGCGCATCAAGGGAGACATCAATCGTTATCTCGCAGAGTTCCAAGACCCGTTTGAATTCTCCGCTCAAATCGCCACTAGGCAAAAAGAAACATCTGCGCCTTTGTATCGCGCCGCCTATGACTATGGGGTGGTAGATGATCCTCGCATAGCGGGTTTCTTGAAGTTGCCTCAATTTAAGAAGGCATCCAAAGAAGCAAAGGACTTGCTTGAGGCTGAAGGACGTGAGATGGACTTGACTCGCCCAACGGTTGAGGTTCTTGACCAGATAAAGCGCGGCCTTGATGTCCTGATTGAGAAGGAAACTGATGCTGTAACGGGTAAGGTGACGCAATTAGGCAAGGTCTACCGTGACAAGAAGAACGAGTTTCTTCGCACGATTGATGATGCTGTCCCTGAATATGGTCAGGCTCGAAAAGCATTTGCTGGTGATGCTGAGATCATTGACGCAACCCGGAGAGGCCAGGACTTTATGAAGTTGAGTCCTGATGCAGCAAAGAGGGAATTCAACAAGCTCAATCCTTCGGAGGCAGAGGCTTATCGGATTGGGGCGATTGACGCTCTCAGGCAAAAGATTGACACCGCTAAAGACTCTGCTGATATGCGTAAGCGTATTTTCGGATCGCAAGCGGAGCGTGATCGTATTAAAGTTCTGTTCCCAGATGAGGACTCATTCCGAGCGTTTGAGCGCAACATGAGCCTAGAGGCTTCTATGCGCTCAACTCAAGAGAAGATTCTTGGAAACTCTGCAACGATGCAGCGTCAACTTGCCGCACAAGGACTAGAAGAGTCTCCGACATTCATTGGTCAGATGATTGAGCAAGGCCCTATCAAGGGAACTCTCGGATACCTACGCGCACAAGGTCAAGGGGTTGCTGGTCAAACTGCCGAAGAACTAGGAAAGTTGCTATTCAAGTTGGGCGATCCTCGGGCAAATGTTCAGGCTCTTCGTCAACTGAGTGCTTATGAGCGATATTTGTTGGATGAAGCCGCAAAGAGGGCTGCTGGAACTGCCGGGGCCGTGTCTCTTGTTCCCGGACTGATTGAATAAGGAATAAATCATGGCAAAGACAAAGATTTCAGAGTTCTCGGCTACGCCGGGGAACAATACTGACATTGATGGAATTAACCTGGCCGAGGGCTGCGCCCCATCTGGCATCAATGATGCCATCCGTGAACTCATGGCCCAGCTCAAGGACTTCCAGGCTGGTACTGCTGGTGACTCATTCAACGGCCCAGTGGGAACGACTACGGCTGCTGCTGGTGCGTTCACCACTCTGAGTGCGTCTTCTACTGTCTCAGGGGCTGGTTTCTCGACATACCTCGCGTCTCCTCCTGCGATTGGCGGGACGACTGCTGCTGCGGGATCGTTCACCACCCTCACCACCTCCTCCACCGTTACGCTCTCCGGAGGCACCGCCAACGGCGTGGCGTACCTCAACGGCAGCAAGGTGCTGACCACGGGGAGTGCGCTGACGTTTGATGGGACGAACTTTGGTATTGGCACCAACACTCTCACATATACGCTTAACGTCGCCGCGCCTTCGGCAAGAAGCACGTTTACTTCTACTGCCGGAACCAGTTCTGTTTGGCAGAACCATGTAAATACTGGCGGTAATTTCTATATCGGCATTGAGAACTCTGCCGGTACTACTTTCGGCACCACTGCTTACGCAAGTGTTCTTTGGAGCACCGGCGCAACACCATTTGTGTTTGCAACTTCCGGTTCCGAACAAATGCGCCTCACCTCCACCGGGTTGGGCATTGGGACGAGTTCGCCTGCGTATAAGTTAGATGTTCTGTCAACCGCATTCACCATTGGACGATTTAGCCGTTCTGGTGCTGGCGGTTCTGCCGCGATTGACCTTGTTGAAGGTAGCGGCGGGTATGTTCGTCTTGCTTGTGAT